TGCCTGCAAGCATGGTTGTTGATGTTGATCCTGTTTCTCCAGTAAACGCAGTTCCTAATGCTGCATCAATGATGACATCATCCATTGATCTTCCCATAGCTGCTGCTGCTGCTTGAGCATAAGCACTTGTTGGATCAATAAGCATACGAACTTTGTCTTGCTCGTCTATAAGGTCTGCGAACTCATAATCGACCAAGGATACTCTTCTTCTGGCATGTGGAGTATCTATTTGTGGTGTATCAGAATGACGAGTTGTACGCTTTTGCGCAGTAACTTTGCCGATCTGATCGAAAAAGGCATTTTTTCCTGTAACAGATTCTACCCTTACAGCATCTCTAAGCAATGAACCCATTTGCTGAGAGAGCATCTGCACATTAGCAGAATACTGTTGGACAAATGCCGTAGTTACATTTACTGACATAATTTACTCCTTATCAATAACTACAGTTTCATTTTTGTTACTTTCGGTATGCTACCCTTACGGACACTCCTATGATTTTCAGACTCGTTAGGTCTATCGTCTTTCCGATTGCCAGAAGGACTTATTTCTAAGCTACCCTCCATAACCCACTCGTAGTATACATCTGCGAGTTGTCTGGGATTCTCTAAATCTCTTTGACTGCCAAACTCAACAGCAAGTCTCAAGCACTCCATTCTAATTTCACGCTGCTCCACTTACCATCTCGTATAAATCTTGTACCTCTTGAACTGCTTTTTGTCTGCCTATAGTATCTTTTCTATTCCAATAAGCATGACTTTTATCCTGCATGATTGCATCTATTTTAGCCTGTGCATCAGCAGGACTCATTCTATAATTTACAGCGTTTTCTGAAATTGTATCTTCTTTTGTTACAGACCTTTTAAACTCTGCAAAGTTTGAAAAGGCTTTTATAAAAGCAGGATGATTTCCAACTTTTGTTCCATCTTTGAGTTCAATCTCAAGTAAATCTTTTCCTACAATATCTGATACTGCCTGGTTTGCCATTTGCACTTTTGCATCATAATCAGCACCCCATTCTGCTTTTAGTTTTTGCTCAACATCAGTTTTTTGTTGTGCAGCATCTTTTGTCATTGCTTCTGTAGTTTGCTGTATGCTGCTTCTGTAATAATCTAAAATACCATTTGCTTGTGTCTTTGATAAACCAAGTTTATGAAAAACATCTGATACAGTATTTACATCTGATTCAGAAAGCATTTGACCATCAGCTTGCAG